TGCTGATGATGCCGAACATACGGTTTTTGCGTTACGACCAAACATGATTAAAGGTTGGAAGCAGGATCAGGTACCGCATTTGTTGACTATGTGGGAAACAAACTGGTTGCCACCAGCGTTCTCCGAGTATCTGCAACCGTTTAGCAAAGTGATTGTTCCTTCGCTGCACAACTGGGAACTGTTCTCCCAATTCCATGATGATGTTCACATGATTCCGTTGGGTGTTGATCGTACAGTTTGGTGTCCATCTGAGGACAAACCTGATGGCAAGTTCCGGCTCATGTGCGGTGGTTCAGAGTGGTATCGCAAAGGCTTAGATGTGGTGCTAGAGGTGTTCAACAAGTTGCAGTTACCTGACGCAGAACTACACATCAAGATTGTGCCACCTCACCTGTCTGCACCAAAGAACTTGGATTACCCGAATGTGGTGATTCATCGTGAATGGTTAACTGTCGAACAAGAACGTGACTTGGTGCGATCTATGGATGGGTTTGTGTCGGTGTCCCGTGGCGAAGGGTTTGGTCTCATGCCGTTGCAGGCTGTCTCAGCAGGTGTCCCTACGATTCTGTCTAACGCTCATGGGCATCGAGAGTTCGCTGATCTTGCCACCCATCGCATACCAACAACAAGCGTTCCCACAAACGAAGGTGAATGGCAGAACATGGGTGACTGGGATGAACCTGACCGTGAAGCGTTGGCTGAAGCCATCAAAGACTTGTATAACAAGCGTGACAAGTATCGTCGTCAGGCAACCCTGACAGCCCCACAAACAGCAGCGTTCAACTGGGATACAGCCGCCGATCAGTTGTTGCAGATCGTGCAACCAACCACCAACAGGTCTACTGGCGCGTGGAAACCGTTTGAACCAACATGCGAAATCGAGGTGACTAAACGGGTGCAGGCTGACATTGGTAAGCATCGGGTGGTGCTGTTACCTGGTGTGAAACATCGTGTAGTGTTGAATGTACGTGACGTTCTATTTAAGGCAGGATTACTCAAATGATGAAACCTAGACCAGTTTGGGATACACCAAACCCTAAGAAGAAATCTAAGAAACTGTCCCCAAAGAAGAAGGCTGCTGCGAAGGCTTCGGCTAAAGCGGCTGGTCGCCCGTACCCGAATTTGATTGACAGCATGAAAGCAGCCAAGAAGCGTGGCTAAGACTGCCGCTTGGCAACGCAAAGAAGGTAAGAACCCTGCTGGCGGTTTGAACGCTAAAGGTCGTGCATCTGCCAAAGCGCAAGGTATGAATCTGAAACCACCTGTGTCAGCGAAGCAAGCAGCAAAGTCACCTAAAGCGGCTGCTCGACGTAAATCGTTTTGTGCGCGTATGGGTGGTATGCCAGGACCGTTAAAAGATAGCAAGGGTCGCCCAACTCGGAAGGCTTTGGCGTTACGCAAATGGGATTGTTGATGTGTGGTAATCTGTTTTTCTAATCCCTGAAAGGAACGATTATGCCCAAAGTAGGAAAAATGGAGTTCCCTTACACTGCCAAAGGTAAGGCTGACGCAAAGAAAATGGCCAAGAAGACCGGCATGAAGATGAAGGCAAAGGCTAAGAAAAAGAAGTAAATGTCTACCGCTGGTGCGCTCATTAACAGGGTGTCACGGCAACTGTTATCTGGAACGATTGAGGAACGGAACAAGTTAGCAACAACCGTTACATCGGCAGATACTTCTATTGTCATGTCTTATGACTTGGCTGGTTTGCGCGCTGGATCGGTGTTTGAGATTGATTCGGAACTCATGTATATCTGGGTTGCTGAGTCAGGTTCTAAAACTTTGACTGTTGAGCGAGGCTATTTAGGCACTACAGCAGCCGCACACACGGCTGGCGCACTTGCCATTTTGAATCCACGTTTCCCACAGCAACAACTGTTGGATTCGTTCAACCAGGAACTTGATGATTTGTCTAGCCCATCTAACGGTTTGTTTCGGGTGGTGAACGCTGACCTGAGTTACAACGGTTCTGACCGTCAACTTAACATTACGTCTGCTTCTACGGTGATTGATTTGATTGATGTGCGTCTAAAGTATTTGGCTTCCGATTATCCGGTGTTGCGTGGGGTGAGGTTGTCAAGGGATTTGCCTACAGCCGATTTTGCGTCAGGGTTTGCTTTGACGTTTGATGAGTTGTCTATGGCAGGTACTTTGCGTGTTCGATATAAGGCACCGTTTGTTCGTGCTTCTACTACTGCGTCAGATATTCAGTCGGTTTGTTTGTTGCCTTTGACTATGGAAGACATTATCGAGATGGGTGTGATGGCTCGCATGTTGGCTGTGCGTGAAGTAAAACGCAACTTCATTGAATCACAAGGTGATACTCGTAGATCGGATGAGGTTCCTGCTGGTTCTATGTCTAATTCGGTTACAAACATTTTGAGGTTGCGTCGTGATCGCATTATTGCTGAGGCTTCTAAACTGGCTCGACAATATCCGTTAACCATTAGGGTTTAACGTGGCGTACGTTTTAGATTTTAGTAGCCCTTTTCTTGGTGGTGCAGCGTTTTATACGGGTACAGGTACAACACAACTTGTTCCGTATGTTTTCCCTGTTGCCATTAACGGTCGACCATATTTGATTGATATTAAATCTAATGATTTCACACGACAGTTTGATGCGCGTGTGCGTGACTCCGTTGACCAGTCGGCTGAACCTGGTGAGGCTGCTATCAACCCACAGGGTTTGTGGAGGCGTTCACAGTCGTCTTGGCATTATGGTGCGGGTCAGGATTATTCGGATACTGCTGATGCTGAGGTGTACCGGTTTCGTTCTAACAAGGGTGTGAATGTTTGGGATCGTGGCAAGTTGTCGTTGTTGAAAGACACCACACAAATCCTGTCTGATGCTGCTGCAACACTAAAATCTATTGTTGCTGGCACACGCCTGTATGTGGCTTCTGGCGGCAACGTGACGTTCTATACGAGCCTTACCGCTAGTCCTACATCGTGTACTTCTGAACCTGCTGGCAATGTTAGTTCAATGACAAGCGACGGTTACAACGTATGGGTTGGTTTTGCATCTCACGGTATTCATGTAACCAACACCTCTACGGGTGCGTTCAGTTCATACATCTCAGGCACAGACACGTTCACCAAAATCAAATACACTAAAGGCCGTTTGATGGCTGCTGCTGGTGCCACGATCTACAACTTTATTAGTTCGGGCGGTCCAGGCGCAGGGTTGTTCACTCACGGAAACAGCACTTGGTCATGGGTGGGGTTTGCTGGTGGACAAAATCATATTTATGCGGCAGGGTACGCAGGTCAAACATCATTGATCTATAAGACCACCATCAAAACAGATGGCACCACTTTGGATGCACCGACTGTGGCAGCCGAACTACCTGAAGGCGAAATCGTTACAGCAATAGATTCCTACTTAGGTTATGTGCTAATCGGTACAACCACGGGGTTCAGGTTTGCGTCATCAGATGACAACGGCAACCTTGTTGTAGGACCATTGATCGAGGTTGGACAGGTGGATGCGTTTGCTTCACAAGGTCGGTTTGTTTGGTTCTCATACAAGAACCTTGATGCGACATCTACAGGCTTGGGGCGTATGGACATCAGTTCACAGGTTGCCACCAACCAGCCTGCTTGGGCAGCAGATTTGATGGTCGCAGGTCAAGGTGCTGTGCCTTCGATCAGTTTGTACGGTACACGCCCAGTGTTCACGGTTACAGGACTTGGTGTTTATTGTGAGCATGCCACCGATCTTGTTGCGTCAGGGACATTGGATTCAGGTATTTACCGTTGGGGTGTACCGGACAGCAAGTTTGTTCCTAAATGGGATTTGCGTACCGAGCAGTTGGATGGCACGGTTGCGTTGTCTGTGGCTTCTGATGGTGGGTCGTTTGAAACTGTTGGTTCACAGATCACTGCTAACAGTTTGGAATCCACGTTTGATGGGTTTGAGACACGCATTTTTGAGGCTGAGGTTCGGCTTACGATGACCCGTGCCGCTTCTGCAATAGTTGGTCCTGTGCTGACACGCTGGATGGGTCGGGCGTATGCGGCACCGTTGCGTTCCCAAATCTTTAGTGTTCCTTTGTTGTTGCACCACAAAATAAATGTGAAAGGTCGAGAATACTTTTTTGATGTGGATGATGAACTGTTCCGTTTGCGGGCGTTGGTGGAAACCCCGTCGGTGATCACCTATCAGGAGAACATAGATACTTATTCGGTGATTGTTGAGGATGTACGCTGGCAGCCTGTGGATTCTGCTCATTCCCACAACGAGTGGGATTGGGATGGCACATGTACGATAATTATGCGTTCAGTTCGATAGTGTAAGATAAAGGACAACTATGGCTGCTGTAACTAGACGACAATACAAGGGTGCTGCGGCACCTTGCACAACGACTAACGCATTGACTGCTGGCGACACATCGGTAACTTTGTCGGCTATCACAGGTTGGCCTTCGACTGCTTCTGTCCCGTTTTATGTGGTGATTGATCCAGGTACTTCGTCTGAGGAGAAGTGTTCGGCAACTATTTCGGGTTCTACGCTCACGTTGACTCGCGGGCAGGATGACACGACTGCTGTTTCGCATAGTTCTGGTGCAACGATCTATCCGGTGTTTTCGGCTGATGATGCGGATGAAGTGAACAATATGGCTTCTACGATGACGACTAAGGGTGACTTGTTGGTTACTACTGGGTCGGCGTTTAATCGTTTGCCTGTTGGTACTGATACGCATGTGTTGACTGCGGATTCGTCTGCTGCGAACGGTGTAGCATGGGCTGTTGCGGCTTCACCAGTAACTTTTGATGATGACCAAAACATTATGGCAATCCAAGTCTTTAGTTAAGGAGCAATCATGGCAACATTTACAAAGAAAACTTTAGAACCTACTGGCGGTACTACGGGTACTGGTTTGGGTATTAAGGTTGACCAGACGGCTATTGCTACTGGCACAACGATTCATACTGCGTCTACTACTCCTGCAACGATTGATGAGGTTTGGTTGTATGCGGTTAACACTTCGTCTGCTTCTGTAAAGTTGACTATCGGTTGGGGTGCTGTTACTGACCCTGATGCAACTATCGAGGTGACTGTTCTTCCTGAGGCGGGTTTGGTTACTGTGATTCCTGGTTTGTTGTTGCAGGGTAATGCGACTGCGAAGATTGTTAAGGCTGCTGCTGGTACGGCTAACGTTATTGTTTTGCACGGCTTCGTTAACAGAATCGCTTAATTGTGGCTAGTCGTGGAACGATGGGCTATGTAAGTGGTTCGGCTGTTCAATCTGTTTACGCTGAGGTGTATGGCGCTGCTACAGGTGGCACAAGTTCAAGCATTACCGTTGGCGGTGTTGCTTACACCATGCTTGCGTTTACATCTTCATCCACTTTGACTGTTACTAAAAGTGGGCTGTTTGACATTTTCTTGGTGAGTGCAGGTGCAGGTGGTGGCGGTGCTCCTGCCACAGTAACTCGTGGTGGTGGCGGTGGTGGAAGTGGTGTTGTGCTTCAAACCACAGAATATTTCTCAGCCAACCAGACAGTCACTATTGGTGCTGGCGGTGCAGGTGGCAACGCAAACAACTCAGGTACTCATGGTGCTTTTTCTGCTGTTGGTCAGGTGGTTGCTGTTGGTGGTGGCGCTGGTAGAGGTGACTTAACTGCTGCAAGTGTGGTGCTTACATTAGGTACTGGCGGTGGCGCTCACGGTGATACAGGAAAAACAACTGGTTCAATATCGTTGCTTTCTTCTGCGTTTGGTTTCGCTGGCGGTGACGCTATTGTTAATTCAAGTGGTGGCGGAGGTGGGTCATCACAGACTGTTGGAGGGAACGCTGCAACTGTTACTGGTGGTGCTGGCGGGGTTGGGTTAGGACTTACAACTTTCACTGGTGGAACTGTTGTCACTTTTGTTGGTGCAGGCGGTGGAGGTGGCGGTTCTACAACTGGTGGTGCAGCAGGTTCAACTGGTGCTGGTGCTGGTGGTTCGGGTGCAGCAAATGGTGCAGCAGCAACAGCCAACACAGGTTCGGGTGGCGGTGGAGG